CAACCCACAACGAATAGTGGTATCCATCCTCTTGAATACTAAATATAGTGATGTGCTGAAGTGTCACCACGAATGTTCTTGACAACATTTTACCAATGATTACAATTATCCATCGGAGCCGAATAGAATAAAGGATTGTCATGACAGATACTGATTTAACAGATAAACAAAGAGCCTTAGTTGATACTATCGTAACAACAGGATGTAGCATTGTTGAAGCTGCAGTTAAGGCTGGATATAATACAAAAGTAAGTAGAGAGAGTGCGAGGGTAACAGCTAGTAGGACACTACGCATCCCAAAGGTACAAGACTATATGAAACGACAGATAGCTAATACCATTGGATTAGGTGCAGTAACAGCTAGTCGTAAGTTAGTGGAACTATCTGATAATGCACGAAGCGAGTATGTCCAACTAGAAGCGAGTAGAGATATACTAGATAGAGTAGGTCTACGAGCACCTGAACGAGTACAACATCAAGTCGATGGAAACCTGAAGGTATCGATTGATCTCAGTTAGGAAAACGAGATAGAATAGTTGCTGTACTACGAGGGGGTGGGGTTTAAAAACACAACGTATAACTACTGTGTGAACCCCTACACGCAATAGAGTGGAAAAAAAGCACATAAGAATGTGCATTGAAAATATATTTACTTCGTATAAAGTAAAAGTCTGACTTAAGTAGCTCTGATCTGGTTAAGATCGATAGCTCCTAGTACTAGGCAGATAAAAAGGATTGAAGATGAGTTTAATTAAATTAGGTTTTACATTAGGTAAATTAGCTTATAAAGGTTTAAAGGCTTATAAGAAATCTAAAGTAGTTAAACCAGTAGTTACATCAACAATTAAAGAAACTAAAGGTCTTGCTAAAGATACAAGAAATTTAGCTACTGGTATATTAACTAAATCTAAAACTGCTACAATAGCTGTAGCTGTTCCTACTATATTAGCAACTCATGCAGTAAGAATGGGTGCAAAAAAAGTAGCTGGAAGTAAAATAGGAAAGTCTACTATTAAAAAAGGAAAATCACTTAAAGTCAAATTAAAAAATTGGTGGAAACAACAATAGATAATGGCTAAAAAAGGATTATACGCAAATATAAATGCTAGACGCAAAGCTGGAACAAGTAGACCAAAATCTAAATCTACTGTGTCAGCTAAATCTTATGCCAATATGAAGGCTGGTTTTCCTAAAAAGAAAAAGAAGTAATGAAAGGAGTACCTCATTATACAAAAGATGGAAAACTCTTTAAAGGCAAAACACATAAAATGCCTAATGGGTCATTACATAGTGGAGCTAAACATACAAAAAATTCTAAAGTATTAACTCATAAGAAACCTAAGAAAAATAAATAATGACTGCTGCCTGGCAACGAAAAGAAGGCAAGAATCCTAAAGGTGGATTAAATGCCAAAGGTAGAGCTAGTTACAATCGTGAAACTGGTGGTAACTTAAAAGCTCCTACAAAGAAAAAAGGAAGTAAAAGAAGAAAGTCTTTTTGTGCTAGAATGAAAGGCATGAGAAAAAGACAGAAACCTAGTAACAATACTGGTCAAGATAGATTATCTAAATCATTGAGAGCATGGGATTGTTAATCTGTGCATTGAAAAAAATTTTTAATTCTTTTATAGTTTAAAGTTCACCCAAATTACTATAAACAAAAAGGAATGAAAATGACTATAGATGCTCTTATGCAAGATGTGCAATTATTAAAAGACGAAATAAAAGATGTTAAAGATATTAATAAGGTTCTAATCACTAAGTTAGAAAAAGCTTATGGAGATAGAGTAGAATTAAGAGCAGAAAATTTTAATATGAAAGATCAACTGAAAGGAGTTGCCAATGCCTAAAGTAGGAAAAAAAACATACAGCTATACAAAAGCTGGTATGAAGAAAGCAAAAGCTGAAGCAAAAAAAACTGGAGGAAAAGTTGTCAAGCAAAGCAAAGGTAAAAGGTACTAGAATAGAAAATGAAATAGTAGCTCTCTATAAGAAAGAGGGTTATGATGCTTACAGACAGCCAATGTCAGGAGCTATTGTTGGTTTTCCTCATGATGTAATTGTAAAAGATTTGCATGAGGGAACAAATATAGAAGTTAAAGCTCGTAAAAATGGCGAAGGATTTACTCAATTAGAAAGATGGAAAGGTAACTCTGATATTTTAATATTGAAAAGAGATAGAACTTCCCCTATGGTAGTCATGGATTGGGAGTTATACAAACAGTATTTACATGACATTAGACCAGAACAAACCGAAGGAGAAGAAGCTCACACAACAAGAGCTAGACCTAAAGAAATTAAAAGAAAAATACGGAACAGTGGGTGGCAAACTGGACACATTAAAGCCAAATTCCCAAAACAGACATTTCGATATAAGCCTACAAGACAGAAGAAGATTGAGGAAAGTAGTTAAAGCAGTACACTTTAAACATTATCCAACTCATATGGTTACTGATAAAGAAGCAGATAAATTAATAGAAGCTCTTGGTCCTAAAGTCGCTGAAGATATGATTGCTAAATATATTCAGTTGGGCGACATTGACTGATTTTGTATTTAAACCAGATGGTCAAGTCCTAAAAGATTTTATGAAGTCTGATGACTTCTTTCGTGGACTACGAGGACCAGTTGGTTCAGGTAAATCAGTTGCTTGTTGTGTAGAAATATTTAGACGAGCCTTAGCTCAAGAAAAAGGTAAGGATGGTAAAAGAAAAACTAGATGGGCAGTCATTCGTAATACCAATCCCCAGTTAAAAACAACAACAATTAAAACATGGCTTGATTGGTTTAATGAAGCTGACTTCGGTTCATTTGCTTGGTCAGTACCTTACACACATAGANTATANAAAGGCGAAGTAGAAATGGAAGTTATATTTCTTGCTTTAGATCGCCCTGAGGATGTTAAAAAACTTCTATCGCTAGAACTAACTGGTGTATGGGTTAATGAAGCAAGAGAGCTGCCTAAATCAATAATAGATGCATGTACTATGAGGGTAGGTAGATACCCTTCTATGCGTGATGGTGGTGCTACTTGGTATGGAGTAATTGCTGATACTAACGCACCAGAAGAAGATCATTGGTGGGCAATCATGGCTGGAGATGTACCAGTACCAGAACATTTATCAAGAGAAGAAGCTATTATGTTAGTTAAACCTGAAAACTGGTCATTTTATAATCAGCCAGGTGGTATGACAGAAATAATAAAAGAAAAAGTTTTACATGGATATGAACCTAACAAACTATCTGAAAACAGTAATAATTTAACTCCTAAGTATTATGAGAATATAGTTAAAGGTAAAACTAAAAGCTGGATAGATGTTTATGTAATGAATAAATATGGAACACTAGAAGATGGTAAATTAGTATATCCTAGTTTTAAAGAAGAAGTTCATGTAGCAAAAGAAACAATACCAATAGCTAATGCTCCAGTTGTTATAGGAATTGATTTTGGATTAACACCAGCTGCTGTGTTTGGTCAAAGACTTCCTAGTGGTAAATGGAATATAGTAGGAGAGCTTGTTTGTTTTGATATGGGTATATCTAGATTTTCTGATTTACTACGAGTAGAAATAAATAAAAGATTTGGTAACTTAGATATAGAAATATGGGGTGACCCAGCTGGAGATTTTAGAGCGCAGACTGATGAAAGAACTGCATTTATGGTAATGCGACAACATAATATAATTGCTAAACCAGCTCCTAGTAATGATGTATCTCTTAGAATAGAATCTGTAGAAACAACTATTAATAGATTAGTAGATGGCGAACCAGCTTTTCTTATTGATAAGAGCTGCCAAAATTTAAAAAAAGGATTTAATGGTGGTTATCATTATAGAAGAATACAAACTTCAGGAGATAGATATGATGATAAACCAAATAAAAATAGATACTCTCATGTTCATGATGCACTACAATATTTAATGATGGGAGCTGGAGAAGGAAGAAAATTAATAGCTGGTAATAAGACTGGACATACCCATATAGCTAAACAGAATTGGGATATATTTAAAACTAAACCAAAGAAAAGCACATGGGATTTCCTCAGAAAGAGTGGTTAGTATATTTTTATGAAGCAAGTGGACACAATAAGTCTATTCGTTTTTTTAAAAAAGGATACAAACATTGTGGAGCTATTGGTTACTGTGTTGAAAAAGATATATGGATTATGCAAGAATTTATTTATGGTAAATATAATGTGGAGATATTAGAAGGTAAAGATGTTGATACTATTTTTAGGTTTATTAAAAAAGTTAAAGGAAAAGTTCTCAAAGGAACTATGAGAGAAGATGTAAAGTTAGGATTACCAAGATTATTTAGCTCTTGGATTAAGGAACACAGCTGTGTTAGTTATGTGCAAAGATTATTAGGTATGACATATTTTTGGATATTTACACCATATCAACTGTTTTGTGCGTTGAAAAAACAAAAATTCTATGAAATACAGTTATAATTATGGGTATTTTTAGAACTCCAAAAGCTCCTCCTCCTGATCCTGAATTAGAAAAACAGATGAAAGAAAAAAGAGAAGCAGAAGAAAAAGAATTAAAACAAAAAAAAGCAGAAGAAAAAAGACAAAAGAGAAGAAGGGAAAGAGGTCTTGTTGGTAGTCGTTCTTTGTTTACTAAAGCTGGTGGTGCTGGTTATTATACTGATGGAGAAATGAATTAATGGGAACAAATAAAGGAACTAACTCAAGAGCTGGTGCTGGAG